ATGGTGACAATATATGAATACAACATGGCTTCCCAGAATTGTCACTGTTGCTTCAACAGCGTTCTTTCCCGCTGCTCTGGTTCTTATTCACCTGCAATGTCTGAAAAACTTGACACACCTCCACCTCTTCCGCCCAAGAACAAGCATAAATTCCATCTTCCATGTCTTGGCACGGGCGCTTCCTTTGCCCTGGATGAGAAGTTTGAAGAATCAAGAATCATCCCTTCAAATTCAGGAAAAGTGGTTTCTTTGGTTTCATTTGAAATTCCCAAGTATGACCTCAAGGACGAGGGTGGTAATTCTTCTAAGCCATCCTCATCTTCTAATAACAATGAAGGTGTCGTCGTCAACAACTATTATGCCAACAATTATTATGGTTCCATCGATGCAACTGGCACAGCCGTTGGTACAGGCGGGGGCCCTGAGTCTACTCTGGGTTCCCTCATTAGTTCTGCTGGATCTTTGGCTGGATCATTGCTTATGGACCAAGACACTGAGGAGACGACTAATCTACCAGACAGAATCATGACTGAGAAAGTCTCCAATACGGCCATAAACACCCAGTCCGCAGTTGGCCGTTTGATTGCTTACTCTCACTTTGACTCTGGCAACTCCCCTGTCTCTTGCTCAGACCAACCTACCCTTTCCCAACCCGGAAACGAGAGGTTCTACACAACAAATCTTGTCACCTGGACCAAAACACAAGCTCCATACGAGATTGTCACTTTCACGCCTGCTCGTGAACTTGCAAAGATGGGCAATCTCTACGCCTCCACTCAATCACAACACTTCCTTGAGAAGTGTGGATGGCGTGTTCAGGTACAATGTAACACCTCTCAATTCCACTCTGGTTCTCTTCTTGTTTTCATGGCTCCTGAGTTTCCCAAATTTCATTCAGATTCAAACAACAATGGAGAGGATCACAGGTCATGGTTCACTGTACCAGAATTGGATTGGTTCAGAGCCAACGGAAACCCCGTTGATTCCAAATTATACTACTGGTACGCACACACAAAAGAACAGTGGCCTCTTTATCCACACCAAATTCTAAACTGCAGAACTGGGTCTTCCGTTTCTCTGGAAGTACCCTATGTTGGAGTGACTCCTACCTCACACAGACCACAGCACAATGGGTGGACACTTGTTGTTGCTGTTTTGACACCACTGGACTATGCTCAAGGTGCTGCTACTCAAATTCAGATTACTGCTAGTTTCTGTCCAGTTAACCCAGTTTGGAATGGTCTCAGGCACTACGGGCTTTCCAACCAAGCCCCTGTGCCTGTTACAGTCAGAGAAAATGATGGACAGTTCCTCACCACAATCCCAGATCGCACGGTTCCCGCTTACGGCCTGGTAAAAGGACCATCTGATTACATGCCTGGTGAGATTACTGATTTGGTTGAAATTGGACAAATCCCTACCTTTGTCTCTTATGCCAAACAAGCCTCTGACACCCCTGCACCCTACTTTGAAGTTCTTTCTACTGGTGCTGCTTATGATCTTGTCTTTGAAGCTAATGTCATCTTGACTGACAAAATTCTTCTCAGAACTGCCGCTGCTGCTACTGCACTAAATTTTACTCAGTATTCTGGCTCTACCATCTACAGATTTATGTTTGCAGGCACAGCCATGCACAAGGTCAAATTTTTGATCTCCTACTCACCTCCTGGTGCTGGGAAACCAACAAACCTTGAAGCTGCCTCCCAGGGCACCTATGCCGTCTGGGATGTTGGACTTAATTCTACCTTTGAGTTCACAATTCCTTTCATTTCACCTTCTGAAAGACGTTTCACGTTCAACGGCAACACTACCGAGCTGGACGTGGACGGATGGCTTCAAGTCTACCAGTTGACTTCTCTAACCTACCCTGCTAATTCTCCTGCCTCTGCTAAAGTTGTAGTTTCCTTTGCTTTTGGACCTGACTTTTCTCTTCACAATCCTGTCACACCTATGCTGAACGAGGGAACAACAAACGCAGAAGAAGGAGCTCCTGATGTCCAGCCTCCTAGTGCTGATTTTGCTGCCACTACATTGGATGTACCCAAATTCTCACAATCCTCTGTTGGTTTCTTCTATGACAGAGCGTTTTACAGTGGCTCAATGACAGCAAGAGGACTTGGAAATGATGGAGGAATGGGAATTAGCAATGTGATGCTTCTAACACCACACTTCACAAATGGAACAAATCAAGTGCTTTACAGAGAAAACTCCTCTTGGGGAGCTTATACAAAATTCTGTTATGGTTTTCTTGCTGCTTGTCCCTTTACTTACTACAAGTGTGACTTAGAAGTCACAATTGTTCCTCGCGTGGGATTCGGAGCCATGACATACAATGTTCATTGGTTCCCATCTGGCGCACATCTTCCTAACTCTGCTTTCGCTGAACACTCTCAGCAAAAAGTTTACCGTGGGCTACTCTCCACCCAGCCCACTGCTTCTAACTCTGGATTCAAACCTGTAAGCTTCACTGTTCCTTACACTTCACCTCTTTCTTATCTTGCCGTTGACTATGATGGCTGGAATGCTTTCAGTGACAGAAAGTATGGCATAGCTCCTGCCAACAACTTTGGAGCTATTGTCATAACCATGGAAGGAGGAAACCCAGAACAAACAAGATTCTCAGTTTACCTAAGATTCAAAAACATGAGAGCCTTCTGCCCAAGACCTTACAGAATGGCTCTGAGGACTATCAATTCTAGATTCAGACCCAGGACCACTGAGGGGCCTCCACCTCCTCACAAATTGGAACTCATTGACTGTCCTTCAGTTCATACTGACTTTCCTGAAGACTTTGGACTTGACACATCTGACGACGAGGAAGACTACAACTCGTTGGAAGATCACTCTGACATTCTCCTTGGTGGCGACATCGAGGAGAACCCAGGACCTGACTCTTTAATGGATGCTGTTTTGAAAGACCTCACCCAGGAAGCTGCTAATTTGCCACCAGAAGAAGCAAAAGGATTCAAGCAAACTCTCAAAAATGTTAGGGAAACTGCTGGCAAATTTGCAAAGAAACTCAAGCCCAAAAAGCCTGATTCACCCAAAATTGACAAAGAAGCTGAATGTGCATTTCTTGCCTTTCTCGAGGCAGAAGACCCTCTCGACACCATGGCGAAGGGATGGAGTGCCATTCAAGAAATTCAACACCTCTGGGCATCTGTAAAAAGGTTGTTCAGAGATGCAGGCTTTTGGTTTGACCTGTGCTGCATGCTGCTCAAGTATGTGATTTCAACTCTAGTCTGGATTCTAAACCCAACTACTTCAGTGACTCTTGGACTTGCTGCCATGGCTGCCATTGACTTGGTGTCCATGAAAGGATTAAAAACAAAAATCATTGACTACCTTGAACCAAGACTAGGACCTCCTCCTGACATTCCTGACGGACTTTTTGACGAACCCCCCTCTGTTCTCAACAAGGTTAGAGGGGCTTTCGGACTTAATGACCAGATGGACTTGAAGGATGAAGCTGGTGAGAATGTGGTCAAACATGTTCAAACCGCAAACCACACGTTCAACTTCCTCAAGAACTTGGAATGGATTTCCAACACCGTCAAGAAACTCTTTGATTGGCTTGCTTCGTGGTTCAAAAAACCTGAGGCTACAAAACAACAAGTTCTTGAAGACAAAATGAAGCTCTTTGCCCCCGCTGTGGATGAAATTCAAGCATACCGCGCGGGAGAAACAAATGTCTTTCCTGAAACTTCCTCAAATTTGATTAAGGAAATCTTTGCTTTGGCTACTGAAACAGGAAGAACTGGACTTGCAAATTTGGCTTCAAAATTTATGATTGCTAGAACAAATAACTCACCAAGAATGGAACCAGTCGTGGTGGTACTACGAGGCAAGCCTGGAACAGGTAAGTCTGTGGCATCCCACGTACTCGCTCAAGCAATCTCAAAACAACTCACTGGCCGACAAAGTGTGTATTCATTCCCACCAGATTGTGACCACCTGGATGGATACACAGGACAGTACTGTGTGGTCATGGATGATCTTGGACAAAACCCAGATGGAGAAGATTTCTCCACTTTCTGCCAAATGGTTTCTACCACAAATTACATACCCCCCATGGCTAATTTGGAAGACAAGGGTAGACCATTCTGTTCAAATGTCATCATTGCTACAACCAATCTTTCAGTCTTCTCACCTGTGACTGTTGCTGACCCTGCTGCAGTTGACAGAAGAATTTTCTTGGACTTGGATGTTGTGCCCGGCTCTGCTTGCATCATAAATGGCAAACTTGACTTGGAAGCTGCTCTGGAGCCCATTGGACCGGCCATTGGCCCTTTCAGACAAGACTGTGAGCTTTTGCACACAGCAGGATTAAGCTTCATTGACCGCCGAACAAGGACACACTACTCCCTTCTGGAGATTTTCCAGTTGGTTGAGGAAAGAATTAAGACCAAGACTGCTGTCAAAAAGAACCTCATGAACCTTGTCTTTGAGGGACCCAACGACCCTCCATCCTTTGAAGACTTCATCTTAAGGATGAACCTCGCAACCGCTGAGAGAGACATTATCATGAGAGAAATGAGAGACTTGAAACAAAGTGTCCATGAAGGAAAAGAACTCCAAATGCAATTCTACAGCTTAGTTTTAGTAATTGGAGGATTGGCTGGCCTCTGCTATGCCATTTTCAACTTGACCCAAATTGCTTGTGAATACTTCATGCCTGACACACCACCAGAAAAAGAAGAAGTTGAAAGAGCCCCTTTCCTGGAACCTGCTCAAACACAAGGTGCCTATGATGGAAAGGTGAACAAGAAACCAATTGCAACCAAGAAACTCCAACTCCAGGGACCTGGAACTCCAGACTTTGAGAAATTTCTTGCCTGTCACATGGTTACTTCTATCCACTTCAACTTTGAAGGACAACCTTCTCCTTCTTCTCAATCTGCTCTACTGCTCTATGAACGCTGCTTCATGGTTAATACTCACACCTGGGAAAAAGACTGGCAAAGTTTCGAACTCAGAGGCGTAGCCTACACTCGAGACTCTTGCGACTGGATTGACCTTTACAAGGAGGGCGTCAGGACTGATGCCACTGTTGTGAGATTACCCAAGGGACAAATGTTCAAGAACAACATTAACAAATTCATCTCTGCTGACATGACTTTCCCTCAGAAGAACACTCCCATTACTGCTGTCAACTGTCAAAATGGAACTCTCTTCTATTCTGGTCATATCATCAGATCACCTCAAACTTGTGAGATCATTCGTGGTCTCTCTTCTTCAATGTTCATCTACTCTGCTCAAACCTACCCCGGCTACTGTGGCTCTGCTATCACTTCTACTGTAAAAGGAAAGAAAGTAGTACTTGGAATGCACTCGGCAGGAAACTCTGGAACGGCGGGTGGTATTTTTATCACCCAACAGGACTTGAGAAGAGTTAAAGCGTACTTTGACACTAAAGACACTGAACAACCTGAAGAAAAATTGGCTGATGAAGGATTCCTGACTGAATTGCCTGAAGGACCCATGATTCACGTTCCTAGAAAGACAAAACTCAAGAAAAGCCCCGCTTATCCTTTCTTCAAACCTGCTGCTGGACCCGCTGTTCTTTCTCAGAATGACCCCCGGCTTGATGAAGGTGTGGACTTTGATAAACAGGTATTCTCCAAACATTCAGCTAACCAGAAACACTACCCAGATGCGTTTCGACGCATGATGGAGTGGTATGCGGACGTTGTCTTCACCTATCTAGGAAAAGACAATGGCCCTCTTTCAATCAAGGATGCCATCAAAGGAATTGACTATTTGGATGCCATGGACCCAAACACCTCTCCTGGACTGCCTTACTCTGCTGCTGGAATTCCCCGGACTGATCTCATTGACTTTGACACTGGTGAAATTATAAACTGTGCCCTGTCCTGTGAGTACAACAAGTACGTGGATGGTGATTTTTCTGACCATGTTTTCCAAACTTTTCTCAAAGATGAAATTCGTTCTGAAGAAAAGATCAAGGCTGGCAAGACCCGGATTGTGGATGTCCCCTCCCTTGCACACGTTCTCATTGGACGCGTTCTCCTTGGCAAATTCTGTTCTAAATTTCAGGCTTCCCCCGGAACTGTTCTTGGCTCTGCTATTGGCTGCAACCCTGACTCTGACTGGACTGGCTTTGCTCACCAACTCATGGAACGGGCCTGGTGTTATGACATTGATTACTCCAACTTTGACTCAACACATGGAACTGGAATGTTTGAACTCTTGATTGATTGCTTCTTCACTGAAAGAAATGGCTTCTCTCCAAAAGTTGCTCCTTACTTAAGATCTCTTGCTGTCTCAAAACATGCCTGGATGGACAAGCGCTACCAAATTGAAGGTGGTCTTCCTTCTGGGTGTTCTGCAACTTCTGTTCTCAACACTATCATGAACAATGTCATTATCAGAGGCCTTCTTTCTCTCACCTATCAAAACTTCCACCCCGAGGACGTAGTCGTATTGGCCTACGGCGATGATCTCCTTGTGGCTTCAGATTACATACTGGACTTCAATCGTGTGAGGCAGGTTGCTGCTGAGCACACCCTCTACAAGCTCACTACTGCTAACAAAGCTCCTGACTTTCCTGAAACCTCCACATTGCTGAACTGTATCTTTCTGAAGAGAAGATTCGTCCTACACAGCACCCGCAACTTCATCTGGCGGCCTGTAATGGACAGAACTAATCTCGAAACTATGCTCTCTTTCTACAAACCAAACACTCTCTCTGAGAAACTTCTTTCTGTTGCTCAACTTGCTTTTCATTCTGGATACCAAGTCTACGAAGAGCTCTTCAAGCCCTTCAAAGATCTGCAAATGAGAGTGCCCTCATGGTACCTTTTGGAGCATGAGTGGGAACACAACTTTGACTGA